TGGTGCTGCGGCTGGTGGAGGAAGGCGACGGCAACCGGCTGAGCGAGTTGACCCTGACCACCCTCTGGCTTAATGCCACCGGCGCAATCGCCAACCAGTACGAGGATTATTATGTGGGCTCAGGTGCCGGGTTCAACGATGACACGGTGGAGCTGCGGTTCAGATCAGCGATGGATTCAGTCGGCAGCAACTTCCCGGCCCGCACACTGACCAGCCAGAACGTGGGCATCCTGCCGCTCAATGCGGAGCTCTACCTGAGATGAATGATCTGATCGGCTTGGCGTATCGGTGGGGCTGCCGGCCTGGTGACGGGACCGGCTGCACGGACTGCTTCCAGCTGGTCTGCGCAGTGCGGCGGCAGCTGGGCCTGCCGGATCACGCGGCGCAGTTCGAGTGGGTCTACCGGGAGCACACGGCCGAGACGTTCGGGCTGCTTCACCTGCGGCGGCTGCTGGCCTCTCTGGCCGATCCTGTGGCCGTGGCCCTACCGGGCGACCCGATCTTGCTGGGTGGCGCTGCAGCGGCGCTGGGCGTGGCGGTAGATGGCGGGGTGATGTTCATTGCCCCTGGACAGACTGTGGTGATGACGCCGCTGCCGCAGGGCGCCGGCCAGTGCTACCGGCCGCGATGAGACGACTGCTGCCCTATGAGCACCAGCTAATTGAGCAGCTGGGCGTGAGCCAGGAGGACTACCTGGACTTCATCGCGGCGCAACAGAGGGACTACAGCCGCAGCATTGAGGATCAACAGGCGGAAATCCAAGCGGGTCCCGGCGCCGTCGCCCTTGCGCTCACGGTGGTGGGCATCCTGTTCCAGGTGGCCAGCGCCCTGCTGCTGCGGCCATCGGTGCCATCGTCGCGCACTCCGCGGCAGACCCGTGAGCAGCGCTTCGCCCCACGGTTCGGGTTCAACAGCTCCCAAGAGCTGGCCCAGTACGGTGAGCCGCTGAATCTAATCTACACCAACACCGCGCAGAATCCACGCGGCGGCGTGCGCGTGGCCACGTCGCTGGTGTGGTCCAGCGTCCGCAGCTATGGCAGTTCGCAATTTATGCAGCTGCTGCTGGTGGCCGGTGCTGCCAGTATCCGCAGGATTGATTGGGACCGGGTGGCGTTCGGCCAGCTGCTGCTGCGGGAGTTCGCCGCATCCAAGACCTGGCTCTATTTCAACCAGAGCGGCAACGCCAGATTCAATCAGCGGCAGATCGGCGATGACAGCGACCCCTCCCGCGAGGGCGCCGCGCCGGGTGATGACGTGTGCCGGATCATCGATGGCGCAACTCGCCGCAGCGGCTACAGCCAGGCATTCAGCCCCAGCAGCTTGACTAGCTGCGGGGTGTTCAATCCGATCCCGATCAACGTCCAGCTACAGGAGCGCAACAGCAAAGGCGACATCGTGACCGCCAACAACGGCATCACCCTGACCACCAACGGATGGGGCGCTGGCGGCAGTGGTCGCTACACGGTCGGCACACAGATCACGCTGGTGCTCGCTAAGACCCAGGACAAGAAAACCAACATCGCTGAAGAGGCCGCCCAGGAGCAGCGCTACCAGCTGGTGAGCAGCTTGGACCGGGGCAGCACCTACCAGCTGGGCACGGCCCGATTCGCCCTGCTCAGCATCACCGACAACACCAACCTCGATGACAACGAGGTGCGGGCCACGTTCCGCTGTATCGCCGCCGGCCGCACCCCGTCAACGCCCTACGGCGACAGCAAGGCGCCGGAAAACGGCGCAAAGGATGACAGTTTTTACACCAAGGCGCTGGTGAAGGCCGACAGCGCCGCGTATCAGACGGTGACAGCCTGCGAGATAGTGTCGTTCTCGATGCGGGTTAAGCTGTTCCGCCGCATCCAGGGCCGGCAGAAAAAGTACGGCGACAGCGAGCCCGAGGGCTACAAGGCCAGCGACAACGGCATCAAGGCCCGGATGGCGTTCTTCCGGGTGCTGTATCGGCCGCTCAGCAGGGCAACTCAGGACCTGCTGCCGCTGATCATCGCCTGCCGCAGATCCGCCGACCTCGACCATTTCATCAGCCTGGACTTCCGCGCCGGTAGCAGCGGCCAAAAGTGGGAGTTTGAGTTTCAGCCGATCAGCGACCTGGCGGCAGAGCGGGCACAGAACGGTCAGCAGCAAGTGGCCCTGATCGAGAACAGCGGCAGGGGGCAGAGCTTCGCGCACGGCGGCAACCAGTTCCGGTGGGTGGGCAACCTGAAGGACATCAGTTCAGCGCTGAAAGATCGCGGGCCGGTGCTCACCAACGAATGGGACCTGTTCAGCGTCCGCAGCGACACCGACATTCAGTTCAGTTTCGAGGCGGGCCCAGAGTTCCAGATCACGGCCGTTACAGAGCAGCAGCTGGGATCAACCGAGGGCAAGTATGCCCGGATGAGCACCATGGCATTCGGGGTGTTCAGCGGCCGGGGCGTGCAGGATCTGCGCAGCATCTCGGCGTTCGTCACCGAGGGCAAGGATTCCTGGGTGGTGAACGACGATGGCACCTACAGCAAGAGCGCTGGCAGCACCAGCTGGGCGCCGGACATCTTCGCTGACACGGTGCTGGACAAGGAAAACGGCATCGGCCGGTATGCCAAGCCCTCCGGCGTGGACTGGCAAGGCCTGGCCCTAAGCAAGCGGTTCTGCCAGAACAGCGGCCTCGGGTGCCAACTGTTCATGGATCCGCTGATCGCTGAGGTCGGATCCTGGCGGCAGTTCTGGGCCGAGGCGGCACCCTACTCGCTGCTGGAGTTCGGCAAGATCGGCGGGAAGGAGACGCTAGTGCCGGCGGTGCCGGTGAACAGCAGCGGCACTGCCAATCGCCGCGTGAACATCTCGGCGCTGTTCACTACCGGCAACATCCTGGAGGGCACCTACCGCGAAGAGTTCCTTGACCACGGCGCCAGCGTTCAGGATCTGATCGCCACGGTGATCTACCGGGAGACAGAGGAGGATGACGTGTTTCCGCGCAACGCCAGCGTGGATGTGCAGCTGGTGGATGCTGTCGAAGATGCAGCAATCCGCCAGACATTTGACCTCTCGCAGTTCGTTACCCAGCGCAAGCAGGCGATCCTCTACGGCAAGCTGCTGTGCAATCAGCGGCGATGGGTGCGGCGCGGCATTGAGTTCCAGACCGTCCCCACCGACACGCCGGTGAGCCCTGGCGCCTACATCTACGTGGACGTGGGCCTGAACACCTGGGACCGGATGACAGCCGGCGTGGTGATGCCTGGCGGTGTGCTCAATGCCCCGCTGCGCGATCGGCTGCGCGATGGCACCTACGCGGCGCTGGTGTATCGCAGCGGCGGCAACGTCCGCTCGCTGGCCAGCGTGACGGTGGCGGACGGCAAGGCCAACGCCCTGAGCGGCGACGCGGGCTCCATGTTCGTGCTGGGTGCGGCAACCGATCGCAAACGGGTGTTCCGGGTGACGGAGGTGACGATGAGCGAAGAGGGCGAGGTGACGGTGAAAGCGCTAGAGCACCCTTGCGAGACGGTGGACGGCAACCTGCTGAGTCGGGTGGCGGACTTCAGCGATGCGCTGTTCAGTGTGCGGTAGGTAGCCTGAGATGCAGGAGGGCGCCAGCTGATGGGTTTCTACACAGGTCGAACCGGGGGGCTGATCTTCAGCGGCAAGCCTGTCGCGAAGGTGCAGAACTGGTCTGTGGAAACCAGCGTTGATCTGCTGCCCACCGCTGACCTAGGCGCTGATGCGCGGTCATTCATCCCATCGCTGAAGGGAGCGACCGGCAGCGCGACGCTGATGTATTACCGGCTGGAGCCGGGCGAGTCGGCGCAGAAAACGCAGTTTACCGCGCTACTGGCCAAGATCCACAAGCGGGGCGCCATCACCGAACAGGACCGGGTCTTCCTGGAGCTGGACGTAGACACCGGCGGCCTTGACGACATCAAGATGTATGCCTACATCACCAACGCTGTGATCGGCTCGGCGGTGGGTGAGCTGGTGGTGGTGCCAATTCAGTTCACGATGGACGGAGACTTTGACGAGGCCATCAATCAGGCCAACTGATGACTTACTACCTCGGCACAAAAGGCAACGTCAAGCTGAGGCGTGGCACCAAGTCATTCATCGGCCAGCTCAGCGATCAGGTGATTCCTGACGACGTGAACACGTCGCTGAATCGGCTGTCGTTCGATCGGGCGATCAACAACATCCTGATCGGCGACCGGCTGGACATCAGCACCACAGATGCCCGCGGGCTGGCGTGCTTCCCGCCGTCCACCTGGGGCCTGGCCAGCGGCGATCCGGCAGAAGCGAGTTTTACGGCCTACGTGCATGTCAACGCCGTGGGCGGCCTGCGGTTCTTCCCGACCTTCACCGATGCGGTCAACAACGTCCGCGCCAATGAGATTCCGCTGGCAGCATTCACCGGCGACCCGCTGCAGATCAGCGTGCGCGTGCGTGATGTGCAGTTCAACTTATTGGGATCGGTGGAGGGCTACGAGTTCAACACCGACCGGCAGACAATTGACGCCACAAGCCTCAATGATCGGTTTCGCCAGCAGCTATCCGCCGGCCTGATCAGCGGCGCTGGGCGGATCGAGTGTGAGTTCAACTACCGCACGATCGGGCTTACTGAGCCGTCTCTGCTGCTGCTGCAGCTGATCCAGCGGGTGGAGATCGGCAGCGAGTTTGATCTAGCCCTGTATCTGACCGACAAGGACATTGACCCCACGGTTGATACGATCTTCTACAACCTGACCGCAGTGGTAAATCGCTCCGGTGTGCAGGTGCGCGCTGACGACAT